TTGCCTCTCATACTCCGCTTTTTCGGCTTCAGCTCGACGGCGTTCTATATCTTCCTGGATTCTATCGTTAATGCGCCTGTCCATTTCTTCTTGGCTAACGCCAATCGGACTTTCCTGTTCAGGTGAAGCAGTAGGTTTAGACTTTGCTTGCTTTGCCTCGTACTCTGCTTTTAACTTTTCAATCTCGGCCTGATGTTTAGCTTCCATCTCGCGCTTGATTCGATCACGCTCACCTAACTTCTTTGCTGCAATTAGCCGGTCTAATTCTTCGTTGCTTTTGGGTAATCCATTGTCAACGCTTTCACTAGACACAACAGTATTTTCAACTACACCACTTACGTCTGTATTTTCCATTCCTTAAACCCACTATTAACCCCGTGACGGCATACCCGTTTAACGTAACGCAAACGGCTAGACTTGACCGTGTCTAGCGACGCATACCCCTGATAAAATCAGGCACTCTGCACACAGATATAGTATGTCAGCTTGTAAATGTCAAATATTACTGATGAAACCAGGTAATTTATCATAAAACAGTCGCAATCATTATAAATGGTACCGATTTTTAAAAATCGGTAATAAATCGGTCGCAAATTAAACTTTAGAGACTAGCTTTAATTAACTATTTTGATTAATTAAATTGTTTAATCTATATAGGTGCCCGTTTAAAGCCTCGCAAGCTTTTACCGTTGTTGCTCTGGTAGAACCGGAAAACGGGCTAAAATGAAGCGCGGCCAGGGCGTCAACCCTATTCCTAGGAATGTTCTAGGTACCGCGCATAAACTATTTTACTACAGCTAACTTCAGCGATTCATAAACGTAATCTGCCACTACAAAAGTATTTTCGCGAGTTTGGAGGTCAATCTCGCGTCGCATTTCAATGGCCAGACATTCATAGTCATCTTCCTCGCGGTCAATGAACACTGGCATATCGCCAAAGTCCTCGTAAGTATTCGTGGCTGCCTGTATAAGCTCGGAAAGCATTAAGCTCATATTTACTTCCTTGTAAACAAAAATGTAAGTCCTGTTACATTTTAGCTCTAAATGTAAACATTTTCCTTGTATTTGTTAGCTGTGCGCCTTGCGTTGCGGGTACTTGGCAGCATAGCCTTAACGGTCTTACCGCGCATATGATATTCGACGTATTTTTTAAATGCTTGGTCTTGTAGTGTTTTGATGCTTGGCATTACTCTTTCGCCTTATGCTTTTTACCGGCTTGTGCAAGTTTCTCCATTTTTTTTACTCCGTACTTTTTAATGCCAGCAGCAGCCGCTACGGCCTTTGGGTTCTTAGCACCACTTTTAACCGCTTTTTCTTCAATCGCTTTGAAGCGTTCGCCGCTTCCGAGTTTAGCCTTCTTAACCATCTTAACTTACCCCTAAATTACTAATCATACTTACCGCAAGCTCGACGGCTGACTTTGCATTTTCTGCATCAGCGCGTTCTCTCTCAATCATTGCTTTTTGGTTATCAGCTTCTATTTTAGCCATTAACTCTAAGAACTTCCTATCAGCCTCTCGTTGCTCAATAGCAATTTGTGCAGCCTTGTTGGCTGCTTCTAGTTGCTGTCCTTGCTCTTTAACTTGCAACTGCATCACTGTAATTTCTTTCTCGGCTTCGGCTAAAATTTGTGCATCCGTAGGTGGTGGTCCTTGTAGTTTGGCTTGTTGTTTTTGCTGCATATATTGTGCGGCCAAGGTCTTTAAGTGTTCTACCCCTCTGATGTCTATATTATCAATAATAATTTCCAGGCCGTGTTCGTTAAAGAACTGTGCAACATCTTGGCTAGAAGCAGTTAATTTAATAATTTGGTCAATTGCCACTTGTTTTTGAACCGAAGCAGATACGCCCATCTCGACATTAATTTGTAGATTATTAGGGTCATACTTCAACATCATGCTATCCTCAGCGCCATTTTTATTAATGAGCTGATAGGCACGTTTACCATCCGGATTGATTACAGGAATAGTTCTTGGGGTGTTGTAGTATTTTGGAACCAAGTCGACAATTATTTCAGCCATACGATTAAGGCCGTTATTAAACCCAACCAGATAAGGTAATGCTGTAGCATTAGATTGCATAGCGCCTTGTTGAATAGCAACGCCGCTGATTTGCTTATCATTAACACCAAGGATTGCATCATAGTTTCCTAAAATCATTTGTACCATACTAGGAGCTTTAGTAAAGACAGATTCTAATTGCGGTGGTATTTGTCTACGCTCTAGCACTTGCGGTGCATTTAGCTGTATATTTGCATCCTTGTCATAAATTTGATTGTACTGTAAGCATGATGCAATTTGCGGATTGGTGTAAGCTTCTTGTTGGTCTTCTGGCACTGCTTCTACTGGTACTATATATTGGTGTTGCACTATGTTTTCCATTTCAGCAGCTAGCGATTGACCGGCAAAATTCATTAACATTTGCATGTCGTGTGCGTGCATTATATACGGCTTACAGAATTGTGCGGTTTGACCTTCGTCAGAGTCAGAGGCATTATCGGTACCCAAATCAATACCGGCGGAAATATCCTGACCTTTTATTAATACACTATTGCCGTCAATAAATACTAATGGAAACTTTGTAAAGTTAGTTTCAACTTTGTCTAATATTTTATGTCCCGCTAGCTTGTAGCGGTCTAGGTATTCATACTCGGTTTCGCGTTCTTCTAGTATCTTTGGTGGAACCATTAGCAACGCTTCCTCGTCCCACGCTTGTAGCAACATCTCATAATGCGATAATGGCACTACATGGCCATTGGTCAGTTTTACTATTTTATCTTTGACGCGGCGCTTCACAAACATTGAAGCAACCAAAACGATGTCTAGTTGTTGCTGATTACGATATGACCAATTGAAGCCACCAAAGTTTGGGTTTTGTTCTGCTTTGATTTGGTCTGCGGCTTTTGTTCCAAACTCGCGCTTTAAATCATCAATAGTCATTGGTATTAGTTTACCGCAGAACTCGCCGTCACCTTTATGGGATAGCCTTGCCATCGGGTCGAAAAATGTTAAGGTCGGGTCAAATACTCTTTGGCACTCGATCACCTGTTCAAAACTTTTGGGGGTAACATAGCGGGTTATTACTTCACCAACAGTAAAGCCGCCAATTAATAAGTCGCGATAGAAGCGATACTTTAATGAGTCACTATTATTGTCGGCAAACATACCAAGCAAAAAACCTTCTAACACTTTTAAGGACTCTAGGAAATCAGGCGTTAATACTGATAGCGGTAAACCGTCAATGGCTTTAACGTCAAAGCTTGGCATGTGCTTGGCAAATTCACCGCACAATCTATTAACTTGTGACTCTAGGATATTGAATTGTACTTCCGGCTTGCCCAATGCCTTTAATGCTGCGCGTTCAGTCGATGATATATTGTTGGCGTATACGAACTTAGAATAGTTCCACCACCTTTGATTGTTAAACTTGAAATATTCGTGCCAATTTTCCACACACTTTTTTAACTTCGGCAGCTTTTCGCTTTCCGTGCGACCAAGATACATAACACTATCCCCTTAAAATTGTCCTCTACTTCCGCGAATAATTGCGTTACGCTCTGCAAATATCCTGGCATTTAATTTGCTGGCCTTGTTCTCGCGCTCGCGACGCTCATCTGCAACATATAAAGTCCTGTCAATTAGAGCAATTTTGACGGCATCGTATGCACTATCACAAATATCATCATGTCGATGTGAGTCATTAGCGGTAATTTTCAGCATATGTTCGATACAAGGCTTAATATGTTTAGCATTATAGGTAAATGATAGTAGTTTAGCGGCAATTATGGGCTGCATTTCTAAGTATCTTTCAGTTTTAGACCCTGAAGCCTTAGTTCTTTTGACTTCGCGTATCTCTAACCCGCGCATATCTTCTAAAACACTACACAAAGTAACACCGCTTGATTTCTTTTCAATGGCAGCAACTAAGGGTTTGGTTTTATGTAGCATGCACTCGGCATAGAAGGACCTAAAGTAATACTCAAGCTCTTTAGGTTCAATTCTAAGCTCCCAACAGTCAATCCAATGCAAGGCATATTGATTAATAGTTTGCTCGTGTTCGGCAAGCCGATATAAACCCCAAAAGCTAAAGGCAGTTGCGTCATTGTATGTTTTAGAGGTTTCGGCAGTATCAGCGGTTATAAACGTACATATAAAGGATGGCTCTTCGTCCATGATAATAAAGTCTTTCTCCCTATATAAAGCCCCGCCCGCCGGTATAGGCTGTTGCTGGTATT